AGCAGATGACGGAACACTGTAACGCATGCAACGTTGCCCGCGAAGAGATCAGTTCGGAGGGAATCCTTGTCTGTCCGAAGTGCGGGTCTGAGGAGTATTCGCTTGTCGTGTCTGACTTCCCTTCGTTTCGTGATCCTCCGAAGGAGCGGAACAACTACGCGTATAAGAAGATCAACCACCTCAATGAGATTCTGAACCAGTTTCAGGCGAAGGAGTCGACCATGATTCCTGAGGAGGTGATGAATGAGGTTGTGTTGGAGATCCGTAAGCGTCGCATCAACAATATTGCTGATCTGACGGAGAAGGAGATTCGTGAGATATTGAAGAAGCTGGGACGCTCGAAGTATTACGAGCATGCCGCTCATATTCTGTCGCGGTTGAACGGTAATCCACCACCCACCATCACGCCGGAAATTGAGGAGAAGATCCGTGCGATGTTTCAGGAGATTCAAGCACCGTTCTTGCTCTACTGCCCAAACGACCGCACGAACTTCCTATCGTATTCCTACATCCTCTACAAGTTTTTTGAGCTACTCGATCTGGATGAGTATAAGGTGTACTTTCCACTGTTGAAGTCACGTGACCGTCTGATCGCGCATGACTTCATTTGGCAGAAGATATGTCAGTACCTCCAATGGGAGTATATTCGGAGCGTGTAATAATGACGAGGACGCGTCAGCCAGCTCGCAAGCCAGGAGGGCCTAAACCCCCTCCTCCTCCCAAATATCCCCCCATTCATTACCAGATGAGTGACGCAGAATTAGACGTAGAAGAAATACGCAACGCACCGCCACAGGCTATACCAATCTTCCCCCCTCCACGTGAAGATAGACCAGCTGATACCGAGGATTACAATAGGCGAATGCGAGAAATGTATCCAGGTATAGCCCTTCGTAAAGCCGCCAGAGATGAGATTAGGGAGCAGCAAGAGAAACCAGAGCGAGATCGGAAACAATTACAGGAGCAGCAAGAACGTGGATTCAGGGAGGGCATTGAATATTATTTTCCAATCTGGGGTCGATTTGATAAGATGATGAGTTCAAAAGGAATGTCCCCGTTTGGCATCATACAAGAATGGGGAGGTAAAGTAGAATATCTTGAAAGGGTTTGTGGTAAGATTGATAGGAATATACCCGTTAGTGCAGAGGAAACGGCGAATGCAAAAGCCCGGTTACAGTCTTCTTACAACAAGGATGAACCTCCTAACAATATTAGCGATGATGAGTTATGCAGAGCATACAAAGACGCATACCTTGCATCTGCAAATAGGGGATTTCTATTACGAGATTCAACTGGTAAATTAGCAGGAACCGGTCGTCGCACAAAGAAGTCCAAACGTCGTGCGAAGAAAACTCGTCGCCGTCATAAGTAATGGCGGCACCAGCACGAAACCCACTGACGATGGCCAGACTAGACGCTATCGAGGCACATCTCCTTCAGGCTCAAGGCGGAGAGCTCGATAACGTCAGAGATGATATTCTAGCGCTGGGTGATGATGATCCTTCAACCTTTACAGGCGAGAAGGGTGAAACGGCAAAGGAACTGGTAGAGGATGTGAAGAACCACGAGCCTCGTTACCAGGACGCGGTGATTAAAAGCTCTTTAGAGGAAGCACTACTGCATCTGCGTGAGAAACTAGCAGGTGCAGAACCAGTTCGTGTGCCCGGTGGTCGCCGACGCAAGACCCGTAAGTCGAAGAAGACCAAGCGTCGGGTCCGTAAAACACGTCGCCATCGGAAAGTTAGGTATATATAAACAGTATGTCGCGCATAGTTCAGGTTGCGGGACGAAAGGTTGAACTTTCGGGGTTGCATGGTGTCTGGCTGGGAGCTGACCATTTAACTAACTCCAAAATCACACTGTTCTATATCAATGGCAGCCCGACACAGGTGATTGAGTATGGATGTGGTCAGCATGTGCAGGCCGAGAAGGACAAAAACACAATAATTGAAGCGTTACGCCCAACTCAATGTATAGTGCCGCGTGAACCAAGCTCGGATAAGACGACATCCGGGGAACGTCTTGCGTAGTTCGGCCTCAACCACCGATCGTTCGAGGCCGTCGGGAATGGTAAAATATAAATCGCGTTCACCGAACTTCGCCACTGATTCAACCTGCTCTACAAGCTTCTTGATAAACCGATCTAATTTAGCATGATCATCAAATAATGCTCGCAACTCTGTAGCAGAGGGCATTAGTTGGTAGAACTATCTTGCTCGTAAGTAATGATCACCCACAGGCAGCGGTTTCTCCGCAAGCACCACATGACGGTTCGCGGATACTCGCTGGGTGAGTTGGCCAAGAAGTCAAAGGTTTCTCGTTCAGTCCTTCAACAGGTCTACGATCGAGGGATTGGGGCATACAAGACCAATCCGAGATCCGTGCGAATGAAGGGCACGTTCAAGAAGAACGTGAATGCCCCGTATAGCCGGAAGTTAAGCAAGGAACAGTGGGCAATGGCTCGGGTCTACTCGTTCCTGGACGGAAACCCGAAGCACGATACTGATTTGCGTGAAAAACTTCATCAAAGTAAGTAATGGAACTTACACCGCAAGAAGAAGCGGCAATGCTCTGTTATATTGCTATCTACTACAACTGCGATACAAGCAAGATCGGCGAGATCATCCAAAAGCATGGTTCAACCACGAGTAGGGTCGTGTATCGAGGCCAGTCTAAAAAGGACACCGTGATCGACACTAGAAGTCCATTTGTGTCTACCAGTCCCGACAAGGGTATGGCTGAATCGTTTGTAGAACATGATTGGGAATCGTCGCAGAAGGTCGGTAATTTGTTCACGATACATCTTGTGAATGCTAAATGGTTAAGCACAAGGAGTATTACGTTTACGCTTACGGACAAAGTCAAGGAAGAGGTGCGAACTATGATCGGTAACAATATGATTCGAAAGGACAAGGACTATACCCTAGATCAGTATTGGCCTCAAATTAAAGAACGGCTTACAGAACTACTCGCGGATGGTGAAGAGATATTGGTCTTGACCAATGGGACGTTTTACAGCGATGAATCCATGAAGACAAAGGGGTTCAAGACAACCATCCCAAACCAGTTCGAAACATGGTATTCTGGTGCGCGGGGAGGTCGTCGCCGGAAAACACGTCGCCGTCATAAGTAAATGAACGAATCGGAGTTAACGAAGAAGGTGTCGAATGATACGATCGAGACGTATTACTATGTGATCTTCTGGCTGGTCGCGATCTCGGCCGGCATTGTGGTTCTCATGGAGCTGTATGTGATGTCCGTATCGCCCAAGCGTGGCTTTGCGCTGTTCCTGCGTTCAGCCCCTGCCCTGATTCTGGGCGTGGTGAATGCACTGTTCCTGTACATCCTGTCGGTGCGTGCGTTGAAGTAATCTCCGTGATACATAATGACGACTCCCGATTTTGGTGAGTGTGCAGAGGGAGTGATTATCGATGAAAGAGAACAGTTCCCTCCTCGCCATCTAGGACAGCGCCCAAGGGTCTATCTTGGAAAGAGGGTTCACCCACGTGGACCTCGGGCACACCTACATCATTTTTTAGGTCCAAACTTCAGGTATCTTTGGTTTGAGAAAGATGGCGTTGTTTCAATGCTTTTGATTCACCTGGGTAGTCTGAGCGTTGTTCAGTGTCATCCGGAAGAAGGACCTCTTAAAGACGTAATCCAAAAGAAGGCGATAGATGCAGAAACTCGTCGGCTCTACGAAGGAAATACGAATCAGTCCGCAGCACCTGGACACGGTCCTGCCGATCTTATTCGTAAGATGGTAGGTGTTCAACCACCAAGGGGTTCTGGTACTCGTCGTCGCAAGACCATTCGCATGAAAAAGAGTGAGTATTTACGAGAACATCATCATCTGTTCAAGGTGCTGCGGAATCCTACTCGACGCGCACTGAACGCCGAGCTTCGGAAGCAGCAACGTGAGCTGCGGGAGAGGGGGCTGAAGGGTTAACGGCTCTCGAGTGCATCCAGACGCGCGTGAATACGATTGAGACTCTCGACAATCGACTCAAGCATCTGAACCTCCGAACGGTATGTGAGGATACACGCCTTAGAAACGTCAGACATGTTCTTTCGATAATGACTGCCCTTAATAACCCGATTCTTCTCGGCAATGAGCTCTTCAAGTGTTAGTTTAGCGATGTGAGGAGTATCCATCTTAACGGTAAAAAGTGTGTTTCGTGTAAGCCTCCAATCCGTTTTCATACATCGATTGATAACCAACAATGCCGACAGTACACTATACAGAACTGAGAGTACCTGAGTTCGTAGCTGATTTCACTGGACGAATTCGCATGACTGGATTTGATGATACAAAGAGATACAGTATCGCCGAATGTAATCGGGACTTTGTTTGGCCGCCTGCTTTGCGAGAGGGTCTTATTCGAAGTGTACTCAATGGGAATCCCCTGCCGTCTTTGATCCTCTGCAATAACCAACTCATTGATGGGGGGAATCGAGCCACGACGTTGTGGCTCTATCAGAATAACAGGTTCAGGGTAGATGGTAATAACTTTTCCGATTTGACGTTCGATCAACAGGCGGCGTGGAATATATGTACGATGCCCGTTACGATGATAGAGGGTGCAACCGATGAGGAGAAGTCTGATTACTACGAGAAGTTCAATCAGGGGGTTACGCTCACATTCGGGCAGAAACTAGAGAACAGAAGAACATATCCAATTGCTGCTGCATCGTTCGCGCTTATCGGACATGGTCCGCTACAGGATCTCATCCGCCGGGTATGGAGTCCCTCTATAGCGAAGACTAAATCACGCGCAGAGGTTACGTTTGCATATAAGGTCTTAACATCGTCAATTCGCGGATCGGAGTATTTTTACCCAACGTGGGCGAATGCGAGTATGTATATCGCAGAGACTCCGGAAAATGCGGTGAATTACGATCACTTGCGTGATATATTGACAATCATCAAAGATGTTGACCCAACTGGAAACTACGACCAAAAGCGTAAGAAGTTCTGCTTTGAAAAGTTTATCGGTGCTGTTATTCACGACTCGTGGAGAATGCGTGTTAATGGCGTTCATACGCAACCATTCATTAGCAAATGGACGCGGTTCTTTGAAGATGCATACGACGACGTGTTAACAATTCGTCAGCTTAGGGAGTTGTGTTCGTATAAGTCGATCAACGTTGCCGCGGGCTCTCGTGCTCGCAATGTCGCTACATCTGAAAATATAGATGAATACATTCGGGGCAGATTTGTATTTACAAACGTCGTTGACGAATACGATGAGGATTGAAGGGTTAGAGCTCGTATCCTTCGATATGTTTCTTCGCATAGCAGCCAGACGCCATATGACTATCACGACCACAACGCTTGCACACAGGAGACGCTGTGGCTAGCTCTTGGAAATCAACATCCTCATTGTCTCCGCAGGGGAAGTTGATCACCATGCCGTTCTCGATATTTAGCAGCTTCATATACATCGCACATTGAGTAGCATGATCATCCTTGATCGATCGAACTGACTTCAACTCAACCACGATGTCCCCGTTAACCACGAGGTCGGCGCGCACCTGACCCACTTCGACTCCCTCAAACATGACCGGGATAACCTGTTCTGACTTGTAGGGGATATTGTACTTCTTAAGTAGAACCTCCATTGCGTTGTGATACACTCGCTCGCTGAACCCAGCTCCCAGCCCTTTGAAGACGCGCTTTGCGAAAGATTTGACTTGATCCATGATGACGGTAAACGGCATTTTTCGTGTAAGCTCGAAATCCATTTTCAGCCACGCGTGATGTCGACATACTTTCCCATAAACCCTTCGCCTCCGATACAGAACTTGGGCAGTTGAGGCGTCGGTGACCCATGTAAAAAGACGCGCGTAAGATCCGTTAGATCCGGATTACCAAATACCATGGCCTGACTGACGCCATTCTTGTAATACATGACCTCTCCATGCGGGACCCAACCCTGTTTGGCGAGATTGTTTCGCTTCTCATTGAACTCAAAAAAGACTTCATCTGTGGTTGAGTACCTCTTCATGATGGAGGAGATGAGGGTGTACATTGACACGAGAACAGATTAAAAATTGTTTTTGGTGGGCGGACTGCGTCTACGCGAAATCCCGTACGACCAGACGCTTCTCCCATGCGAAGAGCCAGAGTCCTGACTTCTCACACTTGTCGATGACGTTTTGCGTCAGCTTCTTTCGGCTGCGAGACTCCATCTCAGCGTTCAGCTTGTCGAGGCGATTCATAAGCTCATCGACAGTGATCCGATGCTTCTTCGTGATCTCATTGAAATCGCTGAGGAGATTGTCCGGGTTGAAACCAGGACGGTGGGGGTTCGCACTGGTAGACTTCAGCATTCCGTACTTCTTGCAGAAGGCATCGCGAGCTGCGATAAGATCGCTGGTGTCAACGACAGCCTCCTTCGAGATGTACAAGTCCGGAACGGGGACGCACTTGTTCAGGCGGAAGAACTCCTGCTTCACATCTTCATCGGTGGCGTTCCACATGATGTCAACCAGGATATGTTCGCACTCCTCAATGCCCTCGACACCTAGGCGGCGGTGATTTGATTCGTAGCATACGATTTCTTTTTCAACTACTGCGAGGTAGATGACACCATCTACTCGCTTTGCTTTGAGAATGTGTTGGTGGATTTCTTTCACCCGATCCATATCGGGTGGCCGGTTGAACTTCCACTGCTTGATTGGAAGTTGGTTGAAGATTTTGATTGGGACCCACCAAATCTGGTGATTCTCGCCATGTTGAAGTCCAGTGCAGCCTTTTTCGCGGAGGAAAGCATCGAGGAAAGCCATTTTGTTCGCCGACGCTACCAATTTGCCTGCGAAATGCGGATCCGTTTTCGGATTTTTACTTCATTTGTTCCGGAATCACAGACAACACGTCCGCAACCGCCGTCATACACTTCTTGAGGCGTTCAACGTCCTTGTCGCAGTCTGCCCACTTGCCTGGTGGGTATTCAATCGCTTCGGTCTTCTCATTATGGTATCTGATGGTGATGACTGAATTACAGTTATAGTTCTGACCCACGAAGATCTGCATTACCGACGGAATATGAATGACTTTTTGTCCGATGCGTAGAAGACGCGACATACTCCTTCACGGTCTGAAGCACCTAACCCACTTACATTCCCACGACGGTCATTGACCCATTGTGCGTACTTCAACCTCTGACGTGCCGCATACCGCATGTTGACTGCGAGGTCATACTTGTGTCGATACGGACAGTCAATGCATCGACTATCAAGTAGTTTCCAGTAGAATTTCGCCATTCGATCATGTCGTTCGACATGTCGAGTTTCAATCAGAATCGCACGGAAACTCCAATCATAGAGGTCCATTTACACTTTCTCACATTGAAAAACTAATGGATCCAGGTGCCGCTGTAATAGGCGTCGCTGCGTTTCTTAGTATGTTTATCCTTGTTTGCGTTTGTAGACTTCGATCACCTCTTCCTCCAGTTACAGAACCACAAGTCGTTATTGTACAACGTAGTCAAGAGGATATCGGTGACCCACAACCATTTCCGCCTCGTTGAAGTTACCAGCTCGTCTCCTTTTCATGTCTACGTTGTTCGCGGTCGAACGTAACCGGTCTGTCGGCCCAGCTAATCCGAACGGATGTCTGTGCGTTGTTCTTCAGAGCGCCAGAGATGACCGTAGTTACTTCTGAATCTGGAAACCATTGAATGAGTAGTTTCACGCCGTACGAATACCCAACCGACGTCACAGTTTCTGGGCAAACGGCTCGGTATTCAAGCAGGCCCTGCTCAGCGGTCTCTCGAACTCGCTTATAGACCCACTCGGCCCACAATTGACCATTGACTTCCTGTTGGCGAATCGCTGCCCTCTCCTTTGCAGCAACGAGGTCGGCGGGCGCATTCTGCAATTGAGCACGAGTCATAGGCTTCATTTGAATGGAAAATAAATTAGGTTGTGTGGTTTCGTTTTCGCGGGGGGCTACTTCACCACCAGCTTCTTCTCCTCCTCGGTGAGCTTCTTGTAGGTGCGCCACGCAGATCGGAACATACCGCGAGCGCCCTCACGATCACCGTCGTAGTGACGAGCCTTGGCCTCCTCGAACATATGCGAGACATTCCAGTGCGTTACGATGGGATCTAGATAGGCTTGAGGATCGAAGCCCCACTCCACATTGAAGTCGGACACGTAACTCGTCAGCTCGCCAGAGTCAACGCAGCACTGTCCGATGCGATAGACGTGGGGATTCTTAGTGTTCGCATTGAGAGTGTTGAGGGTGTATGCGATGCAGGTGTCGAGGTCATTCTCACACCACTCACAGTAGTTGAGGGGAACAGTGGGGGTGTCGAAGATGGGGTGCTCAGGGGCAGTCTTAGAACGCTTGCAGCAGAAGGCGAACATTTTGGATGAGCTTACAGTGGTTGTCGAAGCCCGGATTCGTTTTTAGCAACCGGTGGCGTCGAAGATCTGTCGGTTCAGTTCGAACTGGACTCTCTGACGAACTTGGTCATACAACTCGTCTGTGATCTTACCAACCATCATGACAGAGGTGCGCTCAGTAAAGAAGGAAATGGACAATGGTGTGTGATCAAATGTCCCACCCGACGCGTGATTGTATCCCGTCATGTTCTTGATGACGATCTGTGCAAAAACAGTTGGCGCACGACTCGGAGTTGTGGTCACGAAGCTGACCGTTCGATGATGGTCTAGCAATAGAATTCCAAGTTCCATTGTTCTCACGGTCAGACGATCTCTAAATCCATTTCCCCGCAGAAAGTAATGAAGTGGTATCAACTTTACTTCTTCTTCTTGAAGACCGTCGTCTTGGCCCAGATTGTCATGCTTGCGCTCGGATTCAAGGTTGCCGAGAGTCCAGTGTTCGCTGTGGTCGACGCAGTCTTCAAGGTATCGCTAGGTCTCTTTGTAGGCATCTACTTCTGGCTGTTCAGGCCAAAGGGTCTGGACTGGGAGGACGGCATCATTCTGTCCATCGGAGGATTCATCATTCTCACAGACATCCAGTTCGAGCCATTGATCCAGCTCTACAAGACCCGCGATCAAGCCATAAAGACCGCGGCCAAAACTACGGGCATTTAAACCTACTCGGCGTTGTTGAACAATGGAAGTCTTTATGGCGAACTTTAAGGCACTGCCTATCGAGGCCAAACACGCAAAACTGGTTCAAATCATCGGGTTTCTCTACCAACAGAATGCTCCTGCAGAGGCGGAGGCATTTTGTGAGTTGAAGGCGTGTTATCCGAAGAAGTTCCCCCTTTCAAAGGAGGAGCTAGCGTTCAGGGAATTCTTAGCATGGGAGTCGATTGGCGAATATGAACGGCGCCGAACAGTGCGTCATATCTTGTCGCAGGGTTAATAATACTGAGGGAACGTCTTGCGCAGACCGTAGTAGACGGCTGCAAACACAACGGCGTGCGTGAGGACCTGCGTCGTGCGTGACGCGCCAGCCGGCAGCGACAGGAGGACACCCGGGGACAGGAGGATAAAGAGGAGCGCGGGAATAACGATGTTCAGATCCATTTTGTTAGACCTCACGAATTTATTCGGTCAACCACGATTCCCTCTGGAGAACGACTAACCCACGCTCGCCCACTATATTTATCCTGGAGATCCGCGATCACATCCATGAGCTGGCATTCAAGAACGTCAGGTCCATATAACCTGTCGCCCTTGACGACCCTATAGAACAGATGGCGGCTTTTTCCATCCGCAAGCATCTTATCGATTTCCTCTGACACGACCCGAATGGAAAATTTGACTTGCTGTTTCTTGGTTGCCTCTGCCTGTTCCATTTCTTCTTACATAGATTCGTATCCGCGATTAACCATCTCCTCATCGCAGATGTCATGAATATCCTTGTGAGTCCAGTATTCGTTAAAGTAGAAGTGTTTGGTCCGCCACCTCAGATCCGAGTAGCTGTTCCACTTGTACGTTGTGTAAGTTTCGTCAAACATGCGGTGGAGTGCCCATGCAATCGTCTGGTCCTCTGATGGCTCGTCAAGTGGGTACCGCGGCGCAGGAACCATCCTATGGGGACGGAACGGGCTCAGTATCTCATCTTGTGCAAGGTCAACTGAACCATGATACCTACGAAGAGCGCGGATTGCCTCCCCTCGTGTGGCTCCTATGTGCATCACGTCTTGAACATCGGCTTGTGAAACATAAACACCATCTCCAATATGAAACGTAGGATGAGTCACTTCGCTGACAATGACACCATCGTCTTCAATTACATTTTCACCAAGCCATCCCCAGGGTTCGGGCTTGGCTCTCTTTACAGCGACCTCCTTCTCGCCCAGTTCGTGGCGGCACATTGGGCAGGTGGGTTCCTTGGCGCTCCATGTTGTTAAGCAGTTGATGTGGAAGGAATGATTGCAGGCGAGGGTGCAGTGTCCTGTACTCTTGTCGACAGCTTCGTAGCAGATTGAACAGTCTTCCATTTTGACTGACATGTAAAAATTTTGAGGGGAGTGGATTCGTTTTCACTTGTCTAGATCAGGGCAATACCCACCCGTGTGGTGAAAGTGAAGCATATTCAGATCACCGATTGTCCTGATCTTCTCGACGAACCACTGTTGACATACCAACTGCTGATCGATCTCGAAGTATTTATGTTTCTGTGCGAGGCCTGCTTCGACACAGAGCAGAGTTGGGTGTGACGAGCGCTGAGGTATCTCTCTCTTCTTGATGATCCGTATGACTTCAGGCACAAGTGTTGGAAGTAGGTGTTTGATTCGATGTTGTCGCATGAGAGGGGCGAATAGTGCGTTTTTCTTCATAGGGTGTTGAAGAACATCGTACACGTAGCACGAACACATAGCACAGGACTCCATCACACTCTAGTTAGTCTAGACCAACTATTTCCGTTTTACCAGTTGAGTCGGCGAGCCGTCGGATCTGACACACCAGGCCGCTTGAAATCATCTTCCACTCGCACGTTGCGCAGGACATCTGGGAACGCCTTGATATACTCGTATGACCACTTCGGGGCCTTCGCGAAGGGTGCCCGGTTCTGATACTCTTCGATCACTTTGGCATCCATTTCAGGTGTGCGAACGAGCTTATTCTTCTTCTCCGGAGGCGGTGCGATCTTCTGCGTATACATGGAGCAGTAGGCATCGATACCGAGTGTGGCCATCAACTGCATCTCCCGCATCGTCATCGCAAGACTCGCCCCCGAATGACCGTCATACTTCATATGCTTCCGAATCGCCCTCATTTCCTCGCCGTCTGACATCGAGTACCCTCCGGTGCCCGGTTCGTCCTTCATCCACTCCCACATACCTGCTGCCGTGATTGCCTGTTCTGCGTCCTGAAGCATCTTGTTGTCCTCTTCGTTGAAACCGAGTGCGATGTAGTTAATCATTCTTGCCGATGGAATGTAAAAATTGTTGGGGCTCACGAATCCGTTTTCAGTCGGCTTCCTCTGGGGATTCGTATAGGCAGCCGCCTGGATGCATATGTCCTTGTTGGTTCAGGACGTCATCGCGACATCCATCGCAGTAGTCCAATCCAAATTGTTTGAACCTCTCCTCGATCTCGTCGATCGGCGACGGAGGCAGATTCGGCAGCTTGACCGAGTCACGGCACTCTGGGCAGTAGACTTCGTGTTCCTTCTGCGTAGGGAAGTAGCTCCTACAGGTGCGGCAGTGGCCCTGAAACCAGAGGTTGCACCATTGGAACGGGCGGCGTGCGCGCCACCACTTCTGGATGACGACAGCCGCGTCAGTGTAGCACTCGCCACAGCAGCGAGTCTGGACCTTCGAGGTGAACATCTCATAACACGAGTCGCATGATCGCTCGTAAACCGAAGCGACCGAGCTCGTGCGGTGGCTAGGGCAGTCTGGCTCTTCCTCGAAGTCGCAGGAGAACACTCCACGCTTGTAGTCCCATTCGCCAGAGCACTTGTGCGAGATTGGCGACTCGCATCCGAACCGCTCGACCCAGCAGTTCGCGCAGTAGCCATTTGCGCCAATATAGATATCGTTGCCGCAGCCAGGGCATTCGCTTGATTCGTAGGAGAGCGTCTCCTTCCTGTGCTCGTCGCACAGTCCCCCGTTGTAGTTAGTCTCGTTGTCGCAGTTCATTGTAGAACTGTAGAAGGTGTGGGTGTTGATCATGTTGGAGGGGGCTCTTACCGTCTTCGTAAGAGCGGAGGATCCATTTTCAGAATTCTGGAATACGCACGTATAGTTGACTCGAGGAAGCGGGTGTCCTTCCCGGCAATGTAGAAGTTGATGTATTGATTGTGCAGCTGTCGAAGCGCCTTGTAGAGGTTGCGGCACCTAAATTCATACGGACTAAGTGTTCGCAGTCGAATACTTCGCTGGTGATCAGTTCCATGAGATGTATGTCCGCGTACAAGTAGCTCCATCGCCAGACGTTGAGATTCCATAACTTATCTTATGCCCTGAGTTGGTGAATTCGTTTTTATTCGCATGTGGTTATAATGAGCACCCCCGGAGTTAACCCTGCGCTTTCTGCACCCGCGCCTTCACCTGCCGCCCAGCAGCCCGCATCCTTCTGGTCTGTTGTGACGATTATCCTTGGCTCGTTTGGCGGAGTGTTTGCGTTCCTCCTCCACGCCGCTGCCGCGAAGCTGTCGTACGACAAATACCAGTCCCCCTTCTGGGCGGTGATTGACTTCATCTTCGGAAGCATCTACATTCCGTACTATGCCTTCTTCCTGAACACGCCCTCGCAGCAGCCTCTCATGGGTGGCCACCGGCGCCGGCGGTGATTTTCACGCAGCACTAGTATATAGTCAATGATCCCGCTTCGCACCTGGGGAAAGCACCTGATTCTCGACGCAGCTGGGGCTGGGGCTCACACCATTCGTAACCCCACACTGATCTACGACTTCACCAAGACGCTCGTCAAGCGCATCGACATGGTTGCGTATGGAAACCCTCATATTGTGCGATTTGGTTCGGGTAACAAGGCCGGATACACGCTCGTTCAGCTCATCGAAACGAGCAACATCTGTGCACATTTTGTGGAAGAGAACAACTCCATGTATTTGGATGTGTTCTCCTGCAAGGATTTCGACCCGGCAGTTGTCAAGGACACCGTTGAGGAGTATTTCGAGGTTAAGAAGATGAAGATTAAGGTAATGACGCGTCAGGCTCCGGTAGAGGAGGTGCGTCCTGAGTGTCTTTGTCTGCGTTAAGGAGCGATAAACTCAGGGCAACGGCCATCTACGGCGCGAGTAGCATTCTCGCAGTTCTTGACGGTCTGAGAGATTCCGACTTCGAATACCGGTACTCCGGGAAACATATCCTTACCGTTTGTGAACTTCTCCCACGTGGTTGAGAAGGTCGCCATGGGTCCACCTGTTGCACCAGGGATGCACTTTTCAGGTCCAGACACGCATCCAACACCCGGACAATGGACCATCGAACCGGGGCACTGGACACCGGGTGCTTGAAACGACACATATCCGGCAAGTACGAGAATAAGGAGGGCAATTAGAATCCACTTCTTCATTTGTCTTACATGAAGTTCTTTTTCACCCAGTTACGGTCAGCCTTAAACGTCTTTGACCGTGACGGCGCAGTGCGCTTGGTATAGACCGCAACCGCATTGAGCTTGCGGAACGTGGAGAGCGGGCCAAACTTGTGCACAACACGCCTCAACGTATTATGCCGAGCCGGCGTCTTTTCATTTGCATTGTATCCAAGAAGCGTCCCCTTCCTAAGAGGTCCGATACCGGACTCCTTATGAACGCTTGACCACTTCCCACGTTCTCCGCGATCAACCATGGTTGTCGGGCGGACATAATACTTAGTTCCCTTGCGTGTAGCATGGTATCCCCTGCGACGAATAGTTCCCATTTATACACCCACTCGAAAACTTATGATGTTGGCCCAGATGGCGGAGGGGGAGCTGGTTGCGAAGGAATCTTAGGTGCCGGAGCAACTGGTTTGGGTTTGAACGCCTTGATGAACCCGAACATTTGTTAGTCAGCAGGATTTTCGCTGCGCTTTGCACACGCTTTACACCCCGGAGCCTCCGTCAGATTCGGCCGAATAAACAAGTATAAAAAGATGAGAACCAGCACAAGAAGAATCCACTCCCACATTTATCACTTGCCTAGAATACCATTTGCGCATTCCGTACATGCGAATCCAGATGTATAGGCCCTTCTAAGATGTTCGTATCTGCGGTCATATGCCCCACAGTAATCGCATGCCTCGATTGGGTCAACCGGTGTTTCGCTCACAACCACGCCATCGCGAACCACACGGCGGAAGAGAGTCAGTCCGACTCTGACTACACAACACTGGTTCGTAGGCCCTGAGCGAACTATGCGTTCATTCTTGTCGGGATTTGATCGCATATACTCGATTGCTGCGAGCCAGTTCTTCTCGGGCACTGTGCTGGTGAAGTAGGCACATGCGTAGCGCGTTCCGTGATAACAGAGTGGGCAGAACGACTCGGTGCATCCATTACATACGGGTAGGCCATTCTCTGCATGCGTAGTTAGTGAATCTTCAAAGCAATTAGGGCACGGCATTTGAGCTTCTCCCATCGTATTACTACTTAATTTCGTTTTTAGAAGTAAGGATGCCTACGCTGCGTCAAAAGGTCGATCAATTCTGCGTGGCCGCGGGAACCACGAATGCATCGAGTCTGCGGATAGCCAAGTTAGAAGAGGATCTGAAGAAGGCAAAGGACGACTTGAAGGCCTATAAGAAGGATGTGAAGTTTCAGCAGGCACAGACTCGCAAGGCGGCGAAGAAGGCTGCGCCTAAGGCCGAGCCCAAAGCAAAGACCCAACGTGTCAAAATGACGGATGAGGAGAAGGCCCAGCGCCGGCGTGAAAGGGCGGTGGTCAAGGAGCTTGAGAAGGCGAAGGCTCCAAAAACTCTCCCTGAGCCAATGATGCCTGCTCCGACTGTTCCTGTTGCAGCGCCGTCGTTAGCACCTGCGAAGGGTGGCCTTCGCAAGACACGTCGTCGTCCTGTGATGCGTTGGTGAGGTTTACAAGAAACTCCCGACCTCAGAGTAAATGGCCGATACTGCGTCTGTTCCTGCTCCGGTGGAGGTTGAGGCCCCCACAGTTCCGGAGCCTGCTCCTGCGGTTGAACCCGCTCCTGTTCCTGCTCCTGCTCCTGCACCCGCAGAGCCCACTCTGTTCGATTCGATTGACTGGAAGAACCCGGTCCCCGGTGTGACGAAGCTCGCCACGCACCTCCAGTCGCTCGACATGATGACCCCGAAGGAGCGCCTGACGCTTCTCCAGGCCAGCCTGCTCCACGTCATCAACGCGTCATCGATGCCCGATGCCGAGAAGGATGCCGCGCGTGTTTTCGTCAACACGATGCTCCCGCATGTCGTGGACTCTGTGGCTGCCGCGGTTCAGGCGAGTGCGAAGATTGCTGCCGTCGAGAAGAAGGCTGAGGATATCCTGATGAACCAGCCCCGCATCACGGTCAAGAGCATCGAGACGGTTATCGCTGATGCTGCTAAGCGGAAGTGGTGCTGTTGGTAAGCGCGCTCTTAAGTGCATCTGTTAATCGCAGATGTAACCCGAGTCCCTCGCCGCGCCAATTACCACCGGCCCTGTAGTGTAGAAAAACACCATCGTATAACTCACAGAAGAACTTACCGTTCACATTGCGAACATCGGTAGTCAAAAAGTTGACGAGCTTTTCGTTCTCTCTTAGACTGTCTGGAATCTCGGCCACTGCCCATGTACACGAAGGTAAATGCCGTATGGTATAAATCGATTCAGGTGTTTGCATTGATAGCCAACTACGCATCATCCCCCCAGAGTCAAATCCTGGCGCTGTTCTCCAGTCCAAAAGATGCGAATTCTGTATCTTAGTAAAATCCATAAAGCAAAGGCCGGGCCAGAAGTAGGTTTCATTGCCCCTTGTTTGCGGAACAATTGCACATTCGTAGGCGGTGTAGATGGATGGGTCGAAGTCCCGTACCAGGAACATATCACTGTCCAATAACAGATATGTATCTGGGTTCTGTTTCTGATACTTCATAACATGGAGATTGAATGTATCCGCATGGCGATCACTCATTCCCATGTTTCTATGATGACTATTCGGTATCTCAATACATGTAATTCCAAGTGCTGCACATGTTGTAGTTATCTTTCCACGTAGTGTAACATCGCCGCCATTTGTAAGGTCTGGGAAACCCTTCGCATCATTGAATACGATAAACTCATAGTCGCCCTTGAAATGTTTCTTTAGTGTATGATGTTGAATCTCGATGAATCCAATATTATTAACCACCGATGTAATGATCTTCATTTACAAGCCATTATGATTTTAATCGTATGATCTATACTCAGTAATGGGTATCCCGTTTTACGTAGCGTCCCTTTTGCGGACGCATAAACACATTCAGAAGCGTTATGATACATTTGAAGCCGATGTGCTCTGCATGGACTTCAACTGTTTCTTACATAAAGCCATTAAGGAAGAAGATCCTATTGGGAGTGTGATTTCCGAGTTGCGGACGTATCTCGAGCGGATGCGATACAAGACGCTCTACTTGGCGTTCGATGGTCTTGTGCCGTATGCGAAGATGGTCCAACAGCGCTATCGCCGGTTCAAGAACCCGGAGAACGTAGAAAAGAATCAGCTGTCTCCCGAAACTCCGTATATGCGTGAACTTGTTCGGGAGCTTCGAAAGGCTTTCCCGGAAGCTGTGATATCAGGAACAGACGAACATGGCGAAGGGGAACATAAGATATTTCAATGGTTGCGAACAATTGACGCATCCCGGCGAACCACTATTGCGTTGTACGGCTTGGACGCTGATTTGGTGCTCATCGCTCTTGCACAGCGTTCACTCGGGAATCTATTCCTTCTTCGAGATGAGGATGCCTTTTCGATTTCCGCCCTGGCGGCTGTTCTTCCTCTCCCCGTAGATGACTATGTGAAGCTGTGCATTCGCTACTTTGGTAACGACTTCATGCCTGCAGTGTCCATGTTCTCTCTTCGCGAAGAAGGACATGGCCGTGCACTCCGTATGACGGAACCAGTGAAGATGGAAACCAAGGTGCTAATTGAGCGCAGAAAGCCACATGATGCGCATATTGTGGCGCCAGACGGACTTGGGTTGGAGTCAAGGGTCGGCCTGTTACTAGATGGCGTCATCGATTGGGCTCCGGTATGCGAAGCCTACTGGAAGACGTATGCATGGACGCTCGAGTATTTCACAACCTCAACGGTTCCAGACTGGTGTTGGTTCTATCCATATTCCGAGGCTCCGCTTCTCCAGACATTGGAGGACTTTGAACAGCCAGCGATTC